TATTCACGCCTGGGTAGCGCCAATCTGCGGCACATCGTCAGGCGGTGGGGGAGTGGTTGACTGCTCAAGATAATCCAGAACTTTTGATACGTGATAATGAATTGTGCCGCCTGTGTATTCCTTGCCGCGCATGTTCGATATAACCCGCTCCATTTCTGCCTTGCTAAAATTCTGCGCTTTCATGAAACGTATCTGGTCGAGCTCGTCACGCGTAACGCCGGGAATAGGAGAACGATTGACAATCTCCTCCGCGGTTTCTTCCGTGTCGTCAAGTGTCGGCTGTTTTGCCATTATCTGCGCACGAATCGAAATAACAGCGGCAACCAGCGCAACGCCGCAGAACGTTCCAGCAAGCAAGCATACACCAATGAACAAAAGCCATTCATAAGCATTGGCACGCTTCTCAGCAGACAGCGCAATCGCCGCATACTCAGGCGCTAAGTCTCGCGTCGGTGTCAGCGTAGCCGTTGCAGGCGCGGGCGTCTGCGTGATGACGCGCTCCACGATGCGGGTGACTTCAACTGTAACGAAAACAATCACATCTTTCTTTTCATCAGCGGTGACATGACCTGCTTCAACGGTCGCCGTGTGGGTAAATGTGGGATAACTTGTGTGCGTGGGCTTAGGTGTTTCCGAAGGTTCTGCCGTGTTGGTGCTGTACTGCGCAACGACATGCGGAGCGTTCTGCTCGCTCTGACCGTATTCATCCAGGTAGAACGAGCCAACGCAGGTGACACCCAGAAGCAGCGCAAGACAGCCAACGAATAGATAGCGGATGAACACCGGCGTTTCGTTGTGATGCTTCTTGACGGTGACGGTTGGTTTCGCGGTCTGCCAATTCTGCGGATTAGTGGCGCTTTGCGAGTTCCACGGCTTCGAAGGCTCGGTTGAGTGCGCGGGGTATTTAGTCATTAGAATACCTGCTTTCCAATCGGAACGTCTTTATCATACTTGCTCTTGCGCTCGTTGCAAAGGCTGTCCAGCGCGCCGCGCTCCGTTATCTCCGCATCCGTCATGTTGATGTCGAACAGCTCCGTGGTGTGGCCGTCGATAACGTCGGCGTCCAGCTCCGCAAACAGGCGGCTTATGATGATTGATAGCGGGTTATTCATCGGCGCTCGCTTTCAGGGCTGCTTGGGCAACTTCAACAAAATTATCCTCGCTTGCGTATCCAGCAATTTCTTCCAGCGCCTCCCGCAGCCGCTCGTTCTCCGCTTTCAGGGCGCGCAGTTGTTCACGTAGCATCTTCACTTCCATAACACGTTCTAACAAAGCGTTATTTACCATTCCAAGTTCATCCATCTTTCATCCTTTCTTCTAACTCTACTATAAGCGCAATCACGTCTTTTGTCTCGAAATGTTTTATGATTGCTGTCACGTTGTTTTCGATATACTCAGGTGACGGGTATATCGGAATGCGACGCGGACGCTTGCGGCCTGTGCCAGCGGGTGCATTCTTGCGTACCATCGTTTCTGGAACCTTGACCAGCTTGGGCATGTTCAACTGCTTGCGCCACTTGTTTGGCACTCTTCCACCGTGATAAATCATCGCTATCGTTCCGAATGGAATTGGCCTGTAAGTTGGTAAATTAGCAATCTCCCGAAACGATAACCCGTAGGTATCATGTAATTCTTTTATCTCCGCAGAAACCGTGTCAGAATTTTTGACGGGCATTTTAGATTAGTTCTAACTGCTCTACTCGATTATTCATAACTTCTTCTAAGTTCTTAACAGCTTGCCGATAATAACTAGGTTTCAGTTCTACGCCTATGCCAATCCTATCCAGAGTAACAGCTCCATATACCTCCGATCCTACACCCATAAATGGAGTTAATACTCGCTCGCCTGGATTGCTCCAAAGTACAATCGCCCTCTCGATTACGTCAAGTTGCAAAGGGTGTACGTGCTTTTCATCTTCAATATCTCTTGATGGCTTATACGGAAGAACGTTATCAAGCCTGACATCATCCCAGAAAGCACTAGCATATTGACGCCATATCCAGTGAGAATATCGGTTCTCGATCTGCTTTCCCTCCCAGTTCTTGTATTGCATTACGTCCGCTGGTATTTGTCGCTCGCCTGCATAGGTTGTCAATCCTTTTGGATGTGCTACAGGTATCTTGTTTTCGCCTTTCTTGCGAAACAATAACAGATAATCGGCGCTGGCATTATTGCACTTTGTACCATCTTCTACAATAGTCTGATGCGCTAATGATTTAGCCATCGTTCGATTGCGGACTGTTAGCGGTTCTTTCCATATGTCATAACGGGCGTTATATTCCCAAGCACCGTGACCACATGCGCCGGTTTTTCTGGACCATCGGCTCTCTGTGCAATCAGGATCAACACATTGGCAATGTAGCTCAATAATATCTCCCGGGAAGTCACGTCGAGCATCTCCACGACCAGTATTGCTCAATCCAATATCCATACAATGTACGGCGGTCATCCTCCCGGGCATTGTAATTCTGTGCAGTTCATCTACAACATAACTATAATGCTGCATAAAACTATCGTAATCCGGGTTATTCGATACATCCCGTTCATCACTGGAATAATTATACATACCGGCGAATGGCGGCGAATAAATAGATAAATGAATTGAATTATCTGGAAACTCTTTCATTATCTCAATGCAATCAGCGTTATAGATTGCAAACCGATTATTTATATATTGATCTCTTGTAGCCATGCTGGAACCTCTACTTTCTTGTTATATGTATACTTTCGATTTATTTGAATACTATCATTCATGTGAGCGACTAATTCTGTGAACATTTCGCTAGCCGCCTGTTCTTTGCTTCGCATATTTTCTAGCGTGCGTTTCTGCCCTGGAGTAGTTATCACGTCGACTTTCACTTTCCTCTTTTGACCGAAACGCCATACACGCCGAACAGCCTGATACCATTGCTCATAACTATCAGTAGGAAAGTATGTGACGTGGTTTGCATGTTGCCAATTTAATCCCCATGCACCTATCTTTGGTTTCGTAATCAATACCCGGATATCACCATTTGTAAAACCTTCGAGTCGCTCTTCTTTTTGTTCGTCTGAGTGCTTGCCTGCAACCTGAACAGCATCCGGAATTAGCTTTTCAAGTAAATCACCTTCATCGTTCAGGTTGCACCATACGACAGCAAAGTCTCCGGTATCATTGACCAGCTCTGCAACTGCTTCGCATCTCTCTGGTAATGTTCGTCTGCGTTCTTCTTTGACTTCACGCCATCCGATTGCAGGTAACTCAAATAGCATACCTGGATTTGGCTTGCCAGTTTCGATCATATGATATTCGATATCTATTTTTGGCAAGATAAAGCCATTATCATCATATCCTAAATCGCTTGGCTTTCGGATCGCTCTTGCCCATCCTGTCACCCAACGCCAAAACTGCTGTTCTGCATGACCACGAAAACGCCATCCGTCTTCACTATCTCTCCATCTACCGTGCATCTGATGTGTAGTGCGTTTCTTGTTGGTAAAGAAGCGACCTAACATATCCATGTAACCAAGATACCCTAACGCCTCGCTTGACGTTCCAAGTTCTGTGTAATCGTTTGGTGCGGCGGTTGCCGTTCCGAGAAGTCTATATTTATGCTTTCTCATAAATTGCGTTATTTGTTGTTTTCGCACGCCGTCAAATGATTTTAGGATACTGCTTTCATCACATACGACGCCGCCGAAATCAGAAGAATTGTAATAATGCAATCGTTCGTAATTTGTAACGATGATTGGAGCGTCTATACTTCCATCCGATGTACGCTTTATCTCGATATTGAACTTCTCCGCCTCCCGGGTAAATTGCTGAGAGACAGCTAAAGGCGTCAATATTAGGACTGGTTTGTTTGTTTTTAGATGAATATTCTTTGCCCAAACGAGTTCTTGCAAAGTCTTACCAAGACCGCAATCCTCAAACAAAGCGGCTCTCCCTTTCCTTACTGCCCAATCGACGATATGCTTTTGAAATGGAAATAAATGCTCTGAAGTAAATACAGGTTCAAAACCGTGTTTACTATCTAGTTGGGATTTCTCATCTATAAAATCTCTATAATTCATTTCGTGTCCCTTTCATAAAAACGAACAGCCGCCTTCGTCTAATCGAGTTCGATTGTGTCTGCCAGGACACGGACAAAAGCGGCTGTTCGCTCTCGATTTTATCGTATCCTGGCATACTT